TGCGCGTTGGGGTTGTACACAACATACCAATACTTCTTCTCTTTACCTTGTGGCTTATACAGATACCAATACTCTAAATCGAACTCATGATGCGCCTGCAGCAAGTCCACAGAATACACATACCAGACATGTCCGCTATGCGAATAATGCGACCATTCAAGGTTGGTGTTATGTGAGTTGCCTTCCGGCCTCGAACATCCACCACCAGGGGTGCAAGAGCCATGACCCAATAAAGCGTCATAGGTTACCATACTTTCCCATTTTCCCCACGTCTCCTCATAAGTTTCTCCTTCTGCCTGGCCTGGAACTTCGCGGATCTCAGTACCTGTGGGAGAGTAATCTCTCAACCGAACAGGCGACGAAGACCCTTGAACGCTCCCTAACTCCACTAAAGAATCGTGGGCTGTTAGTTGAGCCTCAGAAAGCCGCGTTGGCGACAACAAACTTGGAGGGGGTACTCCTGGGGCCAAAGGACGAGAAGTAGCAGGAGGTGTGTTCAACCCCTGATCAACGTCGCCGGTCCCACCGGCAGCTAAAAACCCGTCACTCCGCGAGTGCTCAAATGGACCACGAGCTCGATGTAACCTACTTCAACCGAAGACGAAGCAACGCTGGCGTAATAAGATACGCCCGCCGTACACTTGTCTACATCGGTGAAATCGGAAGCTCCATCGCTGGAGTCTCCGTGAGAGCGCTTGACGGGCTTGGGAGATCTTCCCGACCTCAACCAAGTGGATATCAGGCTCCCTGGCCTACCATCGTCGGACGTGTAAGCGAACAGCATACAGCTGCCGTACTTGTCCTCAGCTACTAGTGGTTTCCATAGAGCAACTATGGAGTGGATTTTAACCTGCTTTACACCGGCCGTCTTGTGAACGTAACCCGCCAAATCTTTCAACTTGAAAGACGTGACGCCTGCGCTCGGCTTCAACGCGTCAGTTACAGTTAAAAACTGCATCTGCGCGGAGCTCAAGACCTGCCGGTTCTGGAAAGGTGCATTGCGAGGTTGGCTGCCTCGCCCTCTTCCCCTTCCAGGTGCTCGATTTCTTCTTCTGTTTGACCGCTGAGCCATACTAAAGGTTTATCTAACAAATTTTGTGCACGCTCAACTCGTGCACGCGCCAAACTCGCAAGTTTCCGATAAACGTCTGACGGTAAGTGACGGAAGTACCACATCAATTGAGCCTCGAACTGCGAGTAGTTCGGGTCAGACGGTTTGTGTGAACAAAACCTGTAGAAAGTTTTACTCGGATTTTCTGGATACGCCATGCCGTCTGAACGGAAAATCTGGGAACAAAAACTTAGGCCTTCCAGCACTAAATTCTCTTTCACCATCTTCACGGTATGTCCAATCTTTTCAAGACCTTCCTTAAGTCCTGCAAAGGCTACCTCCACAGAGTCATCGCCCATAGCCTTGACGTTCAAGCGTTTTCTTCCTTTGAAAACATGAATCAACGGAAGACCAGCTAACATTCTTGCCGCCATACTCGCTAGAACTCGCGCTCTAGAGTTAGTCGACGATGTCCACTGATCTCCGGATAATTGCCCTCCAGGAAGGAGCTGCTCATACATCTTGCCATCCGGCGTAACATACACTGCGTTGGCCACACAATATGCATGCACTCGAGTCAAAAACCCAAAAGCTGAATCATCTTCAGCTCCTGCAAGTCTCGTTCTACAGAGTGCGTCCGCTTCGAGTTCCCATGCCGCTACTGACCAATCCCAACCAGAAATGTCGGTTTCTACAGCAGTACCTTGCTCAAGAAATTCTCTAAAATTGCCTGAAATGAGTTTAAGACTCAAATCATCCAACCCCATTCCTGGGGCCGAAGGACAAGTCTCCCAAACTGCTATTTCTGCTTTATTTTGGAGGTTACCGAGCAATCGACCTTTGATCTGTTCCTTAAGACTCACCGATGAAATAATTCTCAGTTTACCTGAGAGGAATTTCGACCAGGAGTGTGGTTCGGGCTTGATGAACACCTTTACAGGGTCCACTATGCCATTCTTAACCAACTCTAGAGGAGACATTTCGAAGATTTTACTACCGAAATCCATACACCGATTGAAATCAGCCACCACAATATCCCAAACAAAGTCGCCGTAATTTTGCATTACAACGCCGCTACTTGAGCCCAACTTGACCCAGGGGTAACCTGGGGACGAGTCGGCTTTGAGGTCTCTTTCAAGACTTGCTCGTGAAGACTCAAAATCTTCTCGTGCAAATCTTCGTAAGAGGTCACCTTCGAAGTAAGACGGTATTCTCGTCCGTGGATATTCACCACTATTGACGAGGGCATTGACAAGGTCGAGGATTTGGGTGCGACTGGGGGTCCAAGTGGCTTTTCCAAGACCACGGGCGTGGATACAGAGGGAATTGAAGGTGGCCTCGCAGCTTCCAAAGGGCCATCTCCAGTTTTTGAGCTCTGGGTAGGCTTCTTTTTCCGCGTGGTTCGGGCCCGCTTTCTTTTCTTTTGTAAAGCCGCCGGTGGGAGCGTCGAAACTTCCGACAAGTCGGAGGTTGTCACGAGTTTCGGGCTCTTTTGTGTCGCCGGTTGTCCAATCGTAGGAGCCGAAGGTTTTTCCCCTCCCCCGGAAAGGGGAGCTGAGCGAAAATTTTCCTTGACGCGATAGACACGGTCTGGGAAAACCAAGTCGCTGCTATAATCATAGTCAGCTTCATCTTCCCAGTTGTGCAAATCGGCGAGAGTCTCGTACTTAACGTGAAACCTCTCAACCTCTTCGGTCAACTCAAGAGTAATCTTGTTCCATTGACTTCCGCGGGAGTGTAAACGCCAGCTCAATTCTTCTTCGCCGTTATCGTAATCGAGGTAATCCTCGGTGCCAGAGTCCAAATCTTCAAATTGGCCAAAGAGTCTTTCATCCCTATTAAAAGGGTACTCTTTATCTCCAATGAGAAAGTCCAGGGATACCGCGTAGTTAACTCCGAAAGTGTCATGCTCGAGATGCATACCAACCACTTTGCCTCCATAGATAAGAGGAGACCCGGAATGACCACCACAGGTAGACGCCGTGTGCTTAAAAGACATATGGCCTGAGATGCCAGAGATGACACCAATAGACCTAGCCATTTCACCACAATAGTATCCAAAAGCGTTAAGCGCTGTTCCCATTCCAGGGGTCTTCGCTAACTTCAACACTTTAACCGAT